CCATTTCCCTGATGATACCGCCATGGTTCCAAGAGCAGTTGTCCAAGTAGTTCCCCCAATGTAATTTTTTAAAGCACCTTCGGTTATAACCGCCGGATTAGCAACTGCCCAATAAAGAAAATTAGGGTTTAAAGTAGAAAAATTATTAGTCGGGCTGTCGGGAACGACATCGGTAAAAACTAGATTAGTGCTGGTAAAGTCATGATTGTTTCCAGAATTATCATTACCAAGGGTTACAGAAAAAGGATTGTCTGAGCTAAATCTTGGGTCTCCCACAGTGATAGAACCACTAACTGCGGCAGTGCTTGCATCTGCTGTAATCGTTGAAGTTGTAAATGCTAATAATTTCACATTACTTGAGTCATTAGTTAAAGTGCTAGTGGGTACTGTAAAAGTAGTGCCGCTACCATATCTAGCCGCACCTACCGTAAATCGTAAGTTACTGAGTGTTCCCTTGAAGGGTGATCCACCACCTCCTGTGTGACCATCTCCCACATCAAAATGTGCCATATTAGCAGCGACTGTTCCACCGCTTGTTGATGTAGCACGTTGGACACCATCAATATATATACGATGCGTTCCACTATCCCGCACCCACGCAAAGTGATGCCAGTCTGTAGTGGTTATATAGGCACTCATATCACCATAAGCGATAGACCCGCCATTATAGTAGGAGTAAACGCCGCCGTTTGGACCCAATTGAAGCACCCAAGCTGCGTTAGTGTAATCACCAAAACCATAAGCCCAGTTTGCTTCAATATCAGCTTTCATAAAAAATTCTAAGCAGAAGTCATCATCCGTAGCAATATCGTACTGAGTCGCATTAACCCAACTTATGTTATCCCCTACTCCATCAAACTCAACACTATTACCTTCAGTAAAAGAGAAAGGTAAATAAAAACCATTATTTCCGTGTCCACCCGAATACGATTTCGGTACCCAGACACCGCTCTTAATTTCCCCAAAATCATCATGGTCTATACCAGAAACACCATCGACAACATGATATTCTGCTAAATAATAACCCGCATACCCAGAGGTATTAAAATATTTACTAATAGTTTGCACAACACCGTCAGCTAAAAGTCTTTGAGTAGTAACGGCACTCCCTGTGGTAGAAGTGGTAACTGCTTGCTGCACACCATTAACATAAATTTTAGATTTATTTGCTGCGGTGCTATCAGCGGTATTGTAAACCACAACAATATGATACCAAGATGATGCATCTCTAAATACGGCTGTGGTAACAGTAGATACTTCATCAGACCCCGCCGTTGACTTATCAATATAAACATAAAGTTTATCATCGTCATTAAAATAAACAACGCCACAAACATTTGGTTCTGTAGTTGCGGAAGCCCATAGGACTTGGAAAACGCCGAGTTCACTCCGCTTTACCCAGCAAGAAAATACCGCTGATGTTGTGCTAGAGGGAGACCCGCTAGTTGTCATAGTCAGATAACCTTGAGTAGCAGCATCGAACTTTAACGATTGGTCAATGGTGGTACTATAAATTGATGCGCTTGCTTCACCTGAACCTGCTGCTTGAATTATGCTCATAATTAAACCCTAAGTTAAAATAGCCGTAGCACCAACAAGAATTGTATTATCCCCACTAGCCGCAGTTACATAATATGTTACAAAGTAAGTGCCTGTTGCAGCAAGAGCAGTTAAAACATCTGCGTTGATAGCTACATCCGCATGTGCCTGTACTGTATGATTACCACCATTAACAAACTTAATGCAGCCTGATTGACCAGCAGCGGCATTTGTAAAGGTTATCGTTACAGTTCCAGCGGTTGTTGTAGCGAAATTATTCCCTAATGCTAAATCATAGGTCGCATCGTTTTCATCAGTTATTGTACTGCCGACTGCTCTGCCAACTACTGTGACATCATCATTCACAGTTAAAATTGTTGTGCCTGTTGCAATTGAAGCAACGGTAGCATCAGCATCATTTTTAATAGTAACATCTGATGTAGAGCCTTGGCCTGTTAAGATAAGTCCTTCAGCAGCAGTATATCCGATAGCAGCAGTGTCCCCAGCAGCAGTGTCACCGTCTGGTTCAAAAGTTGCGGCTGTTGTCACGCCAACTATATCAACATTGGTTGTCCCTGTTGGGACTACTAAAACATCTGCGTCTGCGTCATTTTTAAGAGTGACATCGTTTGTTGAACCTTGGCCTGTCAGAATCAGGCCTTCCGCAGCAGTATAACCAATAGCCGCACTATCACCTGCGGCAGTATCTCCGTCTGGTTCAAAAGTTTCAGCTGTTGCAACACCTACGATATCTACGTTTGTCGTTCCTGTTGGAACAGCAAGAACTGTCGCATCTGCATCGTTGACTAGTGTTATGTCATTTGTAGAGCCTTGGCCTGTTACTATAATCCCTAATGCAGATGTGTATCCTATTGCAGCATCATCACCTGCCGCTGTGTCACCTGCTGCTTGTAGAGTTCCTGCTGCAACAATGTCTGCCGCTGCATTAAAAGTTCCTGCTATAGATAAATCTGTTAAAGCATCAGTAACTGCTGCCCCAGATCCTGCTCCATCAAGATACACTGCAGAGACTTGACCATTTGGTATGGTTACATTTGCCCCAGATCCTTGACTTATAATAATGTTATATGGTCCAGAGGCACCACTATCAGTTGTAGCATTCTCAATAATATGGACTCTGTTAAGAGTATTAGGAGCAATTGTTATTGTGCAATCTGAATCCAATGCCCCAGTATATTTGACATACATAGCACGAACAGGGTCAGTTGCCCCATCAGCTATTGTGCTTGTGTGAGTGTTGGCATTGGTTGATATAGCTTCTGTGCCAAATCCGAAGGCTTCAGCTATTAACTCAAGGTTTGTGTTGGTGACTGTGCCCCATGTGCCTGACGCATCACCTGTTGCCATTTCATTTAGGCGTAAATCATTTACATAGGTACTAGCCATATTAATCGATCCTTATTATTGCTGCTGTCCCTGCTGCTGGGAAAATAATTTGAAAAGTTCCACCTGCTACTGAGAAATCACCGCCAAAATCTAAAACAGCAATTGCTTTGTCGCCATTGGTGTCATTATATATTAAAGCACCTCTGGCTGTGAAAGATGCACTTGTCCAAGTCGGATCAGCTGAATCAAAATATGCAGTTGTCCCAGTTGTTGTTACAACTTTGCTTCCTAAAGTTTCACCCCCAGTCGTGTAACCATTTCCGCTAGCAACTTCGTTACTAGTGGTATATGCAGTTGTCCCTGCTCCTAAACTTGCTGAGCTTGTATAAAGTGCGATCTTAATTGTGTCCGCAATTAAATCGTGTTGTTCATCCAATATTTCAGCTTTGAATGATGTACACATTGCTTGTGATATAGCCATTAAATGCCTCCATTATATTCGGCTGTGTAATTTCTACTCATCTCTTGCTGAAACAATCCAACAGCCTCATCAAACTGAGCTTTGTATAAACTTAGCGTTTCTGGAGCTTTAAGGAAAGCAGAAGTTTCATAAAGTGCCGCAGCCAACAAAACAGCTTCAGCATTGTTCCCCACCCAACTTGTTGTATTGCTTGAAGAAAGGCCAGTTTCTGGAGCTACATAATCAGCTTGGTAAGAAAGTGTTGCACTTGGCGTAGGAGCCAACGTAATGGTTATTCCTGCTGGTGCCGCAGTTTTAGTGCTGTAAATCTCTGGAGTGTCTGTAGTGGCTGCATTTGGCCAATAATCACGTAAATAAGAATCAATTCTATGATCAAGATAAATAACATTATTTGATAAAGTGACTGAGACTTGTCTTATCATTCTTGCTGTTGGGATGACATAATCAGAAGTGCCAACAGCAAGTGTTCCTGTGGCTGATGCCCTAAAGCAAGGCAAACTGGGTAGCCTTTGGAAAATCATATCTTCAGCTTGACCAATTATCTCATCTATTGAAGCAGTCAACTCTGTGGAATCATCTTCCATAAAATTTTTAATATTTAAGACTAGCGTTGCATAATTCATTAACCATCACCCCAAGTGTCATCACCCCAAGCCATATTGCCCCAGCCACCTACATTAACAGATTCACTGCCAATTGCCCCAGTTGCAGCTACCCCTGTAACTGTTATTCCGCTATTATTTGTTACAGTTCCAATTGCCCCAGTTCCAGCAACCCCAGCCTCATTAGCTAAAAGTGTAACAACAACAGATACATTAGTAAGTGTATTAGCTGTGCCGCCCATAGCACTGTGTTGGGTGCAATAATAATATAATGTCGGTGCACCGACTGCTGGTATTATCTCAGTGTATGCCCCAGCCGTTCCAGGAGTTCCAACAACAGTCACCCCTGTTGAGTATATACTTCCACCAGCATGAGTTCCATTTGAAGTGGTTGAGAATCTTAATGGGTGACCAGAGTTGCTGCTGTCTGATTGATCAAACCTGTAAATATTTCCTTCAATCATATTAACAACAGCTTGCTGGGAACCACCAATAAAGTATTTATTTGCACCGCCAACAGATTGAACAGTTACAACAACATCATTAATAACATGAGTTGTTAAGCCAACAGCACTTGTTCCTGCTATTCCTGTTGCTGGTGGTATGGGTTGTATTGTTGTTCCTAATGCACCAGTGCCAGCAAGACCAGTTTCAGTTATTGAGCAAACAATTGTAAATGTTCCTAATGCACCAGCACCAGCAACACTAGTTATATTCACCCCAATCTGTATGTCTCTTGGTTCTACTTGCCCTACTGCCCCAGCACCAGCTATGCCAACATTAGGTCGTTGCCTTATATCAAGGAATGGATCGTAATTATAACCAACATAGAATTTAACATTCTCAGGATCATTGTCTGGGCGTGGCTTAAATAAAGCTGTTGCATCAAAAACATTTTTTGCTGGGGTTAGCTGTGGGTGTTTTGGCTCCCACTCTTCTTTTTCAACACGCAAGCCATCCCAAGTGGTTTTAAGGTCTTTGTGCTTTATTTTAAAGCCAGACCTGTCACTTATCGCTACTGCTTTTTTGCCTGTTGCATATCTTGCCATTAAACCAAATTCAACGCTGTGGGTTGAACCCTCAAGCTGACACCATCATTATCAGAAGATGCCGCAAAATTAAATGCCCTTTCATAAAGCTCATTCAGAAGCTGAAAACGATCTGCTGCATATTTAACTGATAATTTGCTAGCCAAACCTGCGCATATGCATTCACTCCAAGTATAAGGAACATCTGTGTCCTGATAACTAGCTGTTACATCTTCAAGTTGATTCATTGACCAATAATGAAGAACATATGTGCTTATGTCAGGAGTTTGCCAAACATAAATTTTCGATATGTTATTTGACCCAGCCTGCAAACCTTTGTCAATCATGTATTGGCTAGGTCTGCCTGAAGATGTTTTATTTGGTATCTGATTATATTCAGCTATTGTTATTTTGTTAACGATCGTATCTGTGCGTGTTGCATTTGCTGAATTGGATATAACAACATCCATTAAATCTATAACACCAGCAGGTAGATTGTATGAAATCGTTCCTGTTCCCAAATTAAGAGTCCCAGAGTTAAGAGCCCAGTAGTTTATTCCTCTGTTTGCCCACTCAGCAAATAAAAGATTAAGACTTCTTCTAGCAGAAACAGCATGATCCCCAGTTCTTGTCTGAGGGTCTATGCCGCAACGCTCAAATGCTTCTGTAACTATTTCTTCAACATTTGGCCTAAATGCTACTGTTCCTGAAGTTGCCATTAATACTGCTTGCTCGCTCTGATAATAATCTGATAAGCATCCCCTGCTGCACCAGCACCAGTAGTGGTGAATTTTATATCACCTGTTCCATTGGTGCCATAGGAAGAGCTAGTTGGAAGGCCACCAAATTTTTCAAAATCTTGATAACCAGATTGACCTTCATCAAGGTGCAAAACAATTATGTTGGTATCAGCAGCAGCTAAAACTTCAACAGTCATAGCTTTTATAACCCACCAACACTCTAGTATTCTTATGCCTGTGCAAGTATCTCCATTTGAGCTTTTTGTTAAAGCAGAAACATCAATCTTGCTGACAGCACTTTCATCGCCCCCATCAACATACTGGTATTGAAAGGCAAAAACGACTTCTTGAGTGCTCTCAGATATTTTTGTCGTAGTTGTTAGATCAGCCATTGTGCACTCCTAAATTTTGATGGGGCTATGCGCCCCACCAGTTTATGCAATCTGAACATACTCAATGATGAATGTAAACGAACCTGCTGTTGTTGCATCGACCGTATTTGTGATG